GTTCGGTTCGTTTGTGAAGGGGTTGTGAAAAGGCTGTGCATTGATTGCGGTCGCCAAGCCGCACGTGAGGCATGATCAAGCGCGAAAGTCGTTATATTCAGTGTAGGTTATGGGCCCAACATCTCGCTCAACTATTTTGCTAATAGGAGCAAACGGCATTTTCGCTGGTAAAGTGTAGACTCCCTGCAGGAGTTTAACAAAGGATTCTTCATCGCTAGGGTAAAGATGGTAGCGGTGAGAAAACCATTGCCATGTGTCGTCAGTCGCAGTTATCACGTGCCGATGGCCTTCAGTGATAGATACACGCTGCTCCGCGGCTCGAGGTAAGATCGGCTTGATCGCGGAAGTTAATTTTGCGTGGTGTTTAAGAAATGGGCCTGCGAAAGGTAAGAAGTAAGCGTCGGTTAGGCCGAGTGAATTGCCACCGACGTATGAAAGATACTCCTTGGGTTGTGGGGGAATGTTAATCCAGCCAAAGCGACTCAGCAGTCGTCCCGGCATTGGCGCTAGGACTAGCTGAGGTTGGCCGTCAACTGCAGCGGGTACAAATGCTGCGCTGAGAAATGAAGCCTCGGTTATTGGGCACATGGGTTCGTATTCTGGGATAAAACCGAGAGCTCGTTCAACGACGCCATCAGGCGGTGTGATCGTTGGGTGACAGAGTGTTAGACTGTCATCACCCGCGACAATGATGGCAACGAACTGCTGGAAAGTAGGCAGATTCATTTCGATAAATTGTGGGTTAAGTGTGAACACGGCGTAGGCTTTGAGTAGGCCATTTATTATGGTGTTGAATAATGTGGTGGTTGTGTCGCCGGACTTAACATTGGGTTTGCCTTTATAATGACCGCCGTTTTGTGTGCGGCCGTACGTGTCGAAGTTCTTCTTAACGCGCTCGATATACTCGGGATCTGAGCCCATGCGAAAAGCAACGTACAAGGCAACCATTTGTGCTAGATAAACCATGGTCGTATCAAATAGCCCGTAGTCTTGACCTAGGGCCCAGGCGAGCAAGTGTGCTCGCAACTCGGCCCAAAGGCCGTGCTGGACGCCATTTAGACCTGGCGAAAAAGTGATAAAATGATTGATAGACCAAATGCGCTGGATCTGCTTCATTAACTTAGCAGTATGAGGTCCGTTAAGCGCATTGAGTAAAGGACTGGCGGCTTGAATGCCGCGCGGTTTGCCATCTTTATGACTCTTCTCGCGTTTCACAAACGCGGCATGCTCGAACACCTTATACCAATTGACTGGCAATCCCGCCAAATAGTCTTGGCGGGCTAAGATGAGGAGTTGCTGGGTGCTAGTTGGGTATTTCTTGCACCAGTCATTGAACTCTATATGGTCTTGTTGGTTTTCTAGGAACCCAGGCCGGTTGGGGAAAAGTTGGTCGAAATTGAGCTCAAGCCACTTTTGAAAACGTGGGTAAGCGCCGGTCTGGGGTGGTTCGACAGGTCGCAGTATACGGAGCCTGAGGAACGCCAACTCGTTATGCCAATTGCTGCAATACGAGAAGGGAGTGCAAGGGGTGAACACGATCCCTGCACACTGTAGTGTGGGTGTGAGCCGGTGATGATTTTTTATGGACCGGGGTGCTCGAATACGGACATGTGCGGATGCGGCCGGTAAAGCTGTCTGCGTATTTATTCCCATGACAAAGTGCGTTGCTAAATGTTCAACGCGAGCCACGTCGGCTTTGGGGCCGGCGTCGATGGTCAGTAGCTTGACTGAAACCACACGATGCTTGCGACGATAGTAGAGGCACACCACTAATACTGTTAGGACCATAGGCACGATCCATAGTGGGATTGAATTTGTCAGTTCTAACTCTTCAGCGCGGACATGGGTCGGGGCGAATAAGAGAAAGAGGAGTACAACGGTCATCGCAAAAGAGTAACCTGTAAATAGGGCGCTGAGCATCGATATGCTGATTAAATATGCGCCTAAGTTGTACAACCAAGCTGGGTCGAGAGTGAAAAGCAGAGATGCGAGTAGTGTTAAGAAGAATACACTAACGACTAAATTGAAAGGGAATGGTCGCATCTTGGTGAGTTGGAGGGCAGTAGTGAGACGATTGTAGATTGGCCACTGAGTGGCTGTATAATGCTCTATGACCGCTGCTTCACGGTCAGGATAGAGGGAAAAAGCGACTGCAGCGCACAAGGTAATGGCTAACGGCTTGTGTTCAGCTGGAATGTCGCTGTTCCTAACATGTTGTCTCGCATTGTTAAGTAATACTGTGAAGTTCGCGGCGTTACGTTCCTTCGATGCTATTTCAGCTGCAAGTGTGCTTACTAATGACTTCGGCACACAGACGGGTTGAGCAGTGGAATCGGCACGGAGCCAAATGAATGGTCCGGCTGAACGATATGTATAATGAGGTATAGCGCGGCGAGCCCAGAGACTGCGCTCGGTAATGATGGCAGAAGGTTCGGCAAAACCCAATGGCCCGTAATGAGTGTTTTCTACTATAGATTGTGAGAAAGTAATGGCCACGTACGGTCGTGGCGGTTGTGGGAAGCCGAAGGTGAAACAAAGGAGTTGGAGATCTCCATGTCTGCCGATTGTGCGCCACTCAAGCGTCCGTCCATCGTCGAGGGAGGCTTGTTGTGCAGTCAACCACTCCAGATTCAGAGTCGTATACTGAAGGCCCGTGTTAGGCTCGGACACGTGAAGTCGTCCGTCTGGTAAGGAAGAATAGTGGCGCTCACCGTTATGCCAAACGCCGTCGGATGCGACGGGTAGTTCGACCATGGCGTAATAGACATGTCTCATATTATTATCGAGAATAGCGGCGACGCTGCCTGCGTCTTGAAAGTGTAATTCGCTGGCAGTGTAAGTGTACGAATGCTCTTCACAATTGCAATTGTTTGGTGAATGTGCGCATGTGAGTCGGTAAGGCCTATGTGCATGAAAGACACTATCCGATTGGGACAAAGTTAAACGCACGTCAGGAATAAGACAGTGACCTGCGTGCCCAAAGCATAAGGGCGTCTGATTAGATTCAGGTAATAGGGACGCCAAGTGTGTGACCCCGAATTCACGCACCGGGTTAACGCCTGGTC